AGGCACGGTATGACAAGCTCAGCACTGACCGCCTTACGTTCTTGGAGCGTAGCCGGGACTGTGCGAAGCTGACCATCCCCACCTTACTCCCCCCTGAGGGCTCCACTAGCTCCACCAAGTTCCCCACCCCGTACCAGTCTTTCGGTGCCAGAGCGGTGAACAACTTGGCAGCTAAGCTCCTCCTAGCATTACTCCCCCCGAACTCCCCGTTCTTCCGCCTCGTGGTGGATGACGTGACCATGCAGAAGCTCACTGGCCGCCAGGATATGCGTGCCCAGATTGAGAATGCACTGAGCGGGATGGAGCGGTCAGTCATGACCAACATCGAAACAAGCACTATCCGCACCTCGGCATTCGAAGGTATCAAGTTGCTCCTCGTTACGGGCAACGTGCTGTTCTTCTTGGCCCCCACTGGCGGCATGAAGACCTTCCGGTTGGACCGTTACGTGGTCAAGCGGGACCCTATGGGCAACGTCTTGGAGCACATCACGAAAGAGTGTGTGTCCCCGATGGAACTCCCTGAGGGCATCCGTGAGTCCGTACTGGCGAACAAGAAGGCTGACGACAACGAAGATGTGGTTGATGTCTACACCAGCGTGAAGCGCACCAAGAGTAACTGGGAGGTCTATCAAGAAGCCAATGGCATCGAGATTCCTGGCTCGCGTGGTAGCTATCCGCTGGGTAAGTCCCCGTGGATTCCCCTCCGCTTCATCGCAGTCGATGGCGAAGACTATGGCCGTAGCTTTGTAGAAGAGTACCTGGGTGACATCAAGTCCCTCAACGCTCTCCGTAAGGCCATCGTTCAGGGCTCCGCTGCTGCAGCCAAGGTACTCTTCCTGGTCAAGCCGAACTCCACCACCAAGCTCCGCGTGCTCACTGAGAGCGAGTCAGGTGCCGTGAAGGAAGGTAACGCTGAAGACGTGACTGTGCTGCAGATGCAGAAGCAGGCCGACTTCGCTATTGCCAAGCAGACGTGCGACACGATTACCCAAGAGCTTAGCTTTGCCTTCCTCCTGAACACCGCCATCCAGCGTAATGGTGAGCGAGTGACAGCAGAGGAAATCCGATACATGGCTAACGAACTGGAAAGCTCACTGGGCGGTGTCTACTCGACACTGAGCCAAGAGTTCCAGTTGCCCCTCGTACAGCGAGTGATGTTCCAGATGGAGCGCCAAGGGAAACTCCCGGTGCTGCCTGAAGGAACCGTTAAGCCTGCCATCACCACTGGCATCGAGGCTATCGGACGTGGCAATGACCTCACGAAGCTCCAGCAGTTCATGACCTCCCTTGAGCAACTTGGTCCGCAAGTGGCACCCACCTACGTCAACATGGGTGACCTTATCAAGCGCACCGGGGCATCTCTGGGCATCGACATGAACGGCCTCATCAAGACCGATGAGCAGATTGCCGCAGCAGAGCAGCAAGCTCAGATGCAGAACATGCTCCAGACATTGGGACCCAACGCTGTGAACCAGATGGGTGGTCTCGCTAAACAACACATGCAGGGCCAGCAGGCAGCCCCCGCACCACAAGGACAGTAACATGGCAGACGCAATTCCCCTCGGCAGTGAACCCTCGGCTCCTGTAGAGGCAGCCCCGAAGAAGGCCAAGGCTCCCGCTAAGGTCCTCGAAGATGGCTTCTCGATTCCTGAAGGCGCAGTTCAGTTGGACTCGCACGAAGCCTACCGGGTAGACAATTGATGAGCCAAGAGAACGCAGCAGCCGCACAAGCCCCCGCCAATCAACCGGCACCGGGGACCCCCGAGTACGATGCAGCGATGGCCGCGAAGTACGATGCAGCCTCGGGCAATGCTCCGCAAGCAGAAGCCCCGCAACGCCCCGCTCACGTTCCCGAGAAGTTCTGGAACCCTGAGACTGGTGCAGTAGACACCGAAGCGTGGGCGCGCTCGTACACCGAACTGGAACAGAAGCAATCCCAAGGTAAGCCCGCAGAGGCCCCGGCTGGTGAAGCTCCTGCAGCGCCGGATGCGGCAGCCGAAGCTCTGGAATCGAAGGGCCTGAACCTCGCTGACTTCAGCACGGAGTTCGCTCAGGCAGGCAACCTCTCGGAAGCCTCTTACCAGAAGCTCGAAGCCGCTGGCATCCCGAAGCCGATGGTGGACGCCTACATCGCAGGTCAGCAAGCTCTGGCTACGCAAGTCCGCGCACAGGGTCTCGAAGCTGCAGGCGGTGAGGAACAGTTCAACGCTATGGCAACGTGGGCCAAGAACGGTCTCACGGCTGGTGAGCTTGACGCCTACAACCAAGCGGTCACCACGGGTTCCGTAGACCAAGCCAAGCTGGCTATCTCAGGTCTCCGCGCCCGCTATGAGGCAGCCAATGGCCGCGAACCGCAACTCCTCGGTGGTGGCAATGCCAACGCTGGGAACGCTGGCTATGGTTCACGGGCTGAGATGGTGCGTGATATGTCGGACCCCCGCTACTCGAAGGATGAAGCCTACCGCAAGTCGGTGGAAAATAAACTCGCTGTAACTACGGCCTTCTAACATGCCCTCTCTGGATGCCAATAAGGGCTCCACGGTGAACGCTTCTGGAACCAAGATTGCTGCTGCTGTTGCACTCGGCAGTGGCAAGCTGGATACCACGAAGGCGGTCAACGATGCCCATACCTTTGTCAAAGTAGGTAACCTTCAAGTCAACGTCAAGACTGCCATTGCAATGGGAATCTTGGCGCGCAATGCAAGTGACACACTGGTGGAACTCAACGGGGCTACGGCTCCCACGGTGACTACCAAGTAATACCGCAGTACCCATCTCAAGCAAACAAAGCTAGGAACACTTGGCCTTCCCGAGGGAAGATAACCCTGCACACGTCCACGCCTAAGTCTGCTCTGAAGTGAACCCTCCAAGGCCACCCATTGGCCGCTCTTTCATTTCATTCTGGATTTAACTCAAATGGCAAACGCAACAGTCCTGGCCGGTGGTCAGATTAACGGTGCAGGCGCAACTGATGCCCTGTTCCTCAAGGTTTATGGCGGTGAAGTTCTCACGGCATTCGACCAAAACAACGTGGTTATGCCCCTCCACACGGTCCGTACGATTAGCTCGGGCAAGTCGGCTCAGTTCCCGGCAACGTGGCGCGTCACGGGTGGTTACCACACGGCTGGTACGGAAATCGTTGGTCAGACTTCGAACCTCGCAGAACGCAATATCACGATTGATGACCTCTTGGTATCGAGCGTGTTCATTGCTGACATCGATGAAGCGAAGTCGCACTTCGATTACCGCAGCACCTACTCGGCTGAAACGGGCCGCTTCCTGGCAGCAAACTGGGACAAGAACGTGATGCAGGTCATGGCTCTCGCAGCCCGTGCTTCGGCTACGGTTACGGGTTCGGTTGGTGGCACGGTTCTTACCTCGGCCACCACGCTGTACAAGACCTCGGCAACGGACCTCGCTGCTGGCATCTACGCTGCTGTTCAAGCGTTCGATGAGAAGGACATCCCGGTAACTTCGGAACGTAGCGCGCTGGTTCGTCCGGCTCAGTACTACCTCCTGGCGCAATCGACCGCTCTGGTCAACCGCGACTGGGCAGAAGGCAATGGTAACTACGGCACGGGCAAGCTGCTGAAGATTGGCGGTGCAACCATCGTCAAGACGAACCATGTTCCGAGCACGTTGGTCAACACGGGCCCGACCGCTTACCAAGGTGACTTCACGAAGACGGCCGCAATCGTCACGACGAAGGAAGCTGTGGGCACGGTGAAGCTGCTGGACCTCTCGATGCGCATGAGCTATGACGAACGCCGTCTCGGTACGTTGATCGTCAGCAAGTACGCAGTTGGTCATGGCATCCTCCGTCCGGAATGCTCGGTTGAACTCGCAACGACCACGTAATACACAGTAGTACCCATAGGGGGATTCTCTTTTAACCAAGAGGGTCCCCCTTTTTTCGTTTACCTTTCAAGGGATTCCCCAATGGCCTCCGCATTAATGACGGAACTCGAAGCAGTCAACATGTGTTTGGCTGCCATCGGAGAGTCTCCGGTCAACACCCTCTCGAATACCGGCCTCGCTGATGTAGCCAGTGCCCGCGCCAAGCTCCTCGAATTCAGCCGCACAGTCCAATCCACGGGCTGGGCCTTCAACACCGAAGACCAGTTCCCCCTCTCACGGGCCACCGATGGCACCATCACGGCCCCCCTAAACGCCCTCAAGGTCTCCATCGACCGCGCTATCGCCAGCGCGCAGGTGGCCCTCCGTGGCCTAAAGCTCTACGACAAGGCTAACCACACGTACACCTTCACGCAGGACTTGAAGGCCACCGTGGTCTTCTTCCTGGATTGGGATGAGCTCCCGCAGACTGCCCGCCAGTACATCGCTATCTGCGCCTCGCGCTCCTTCCAAGGAAACAACCTGAGCTCCGATACGTTGGACAAGCTCACCGAGGATGATGAGGTCAAGGCTCTTATCGCTCTGAAGGATGCTGAAGGGGACGATGGGCAATACAACATGTTCACCGACAGCTACAGCGTGGCTAACGCGTGGATGCGCCCAGGAACAGGTGAAGTGTACTAATGTCCCTCGTCAACAAGAGTATCCCCAGCCTGTTCAACGGTGTTAGCCAGCAGCCATCTACGCTGCGCCACGACACTCAGGCTGAAGTTTGTGAGAACGCCTACCCAGCGATTGCTACCGGGCTGCGGAAGCGCCCCCCGCTGACATACCTCGCGTTGCTCTCCCGTTCGGTCATCTCGGATGCCACCGTACACATCATCAACCGGGACTCCGCCGAGCGCTATGTTGTCTTCGTGTCTAACGGTGGGCTACAAGTTTTCAGCCTTCTGGATGGCACACCTCGCGCGGTAGCATTCCCCCACGGGGCTGGGTACTTAGCCTCTAGTAGCCCGTCTACCGACTTTGAGATGGTGACCGTGGCGGATTACACCTTCTTGCTGAACAAGTCCGTAACGGTCACGGCAGGCCCCGCGAGCGGCAGCAACCCCCTTAGCTCTGCGTACCTTGCGGTGGTTCTCGCGGAGCCGCAGATAAATTACGGCATTACCATTAACAGTACCTCCGTAGCCACGAAGACCGGGGACACACCCGATACGAGCACCATCGCATCCACGCTAACGGGACTATTGGCTACGGCGTTGGGTGCTGGGTTCTCTGTGGGGGTCTTGCCCGATAGCTCCATCATCGAGATAAAGGACCTCTCCGGGGCCGCAATCACCACGGCCACCATCACTGATGGCTATGCGAACACGGCAACCCTTAACCTCAATAAAGCGGTCTCCAGCTTCTCCAAGCTCCCAGCTCGGGGGCCGGACAACTGGACCGTGCATATCTCCGGCGACCCTTCAGGTGGAACCAGTGACTACTATGTGAAGTGGAATGGCTCCGTGTGGGAAGAGACTGCGGCACCGGGGCTCGTCAACGCATTCACTGATGAGACCATGCCTTGGAAACTGGTGAGACAGCCTGATGGCTCCTTCGTGTTCGATAAGGTGTCTTGGGCTGACCGCTTGGTGGGGGATGACACGAGCAACCCCGCGCCGTCCTTTGTGGGCCGTAAGATAGCTGACATCTACTACTTCAGAGGCCGCCTTGGCTTCCTCGCGGATGAGAGCCTGTGTATGTCGCGCTCGGGGGAGTACTACAACTTCTGGGCCAAAACCGCAACCGCAGTCCTAGATACGGACCCGATAGACACCAACGTGGGGACAAATAAGGTATCCCTGTTGAAGTTCGCGGTGCCATTCGATAAGAGTCTCCTCCTGTTCTCCGACCAGACCCAGTTTCAGGTGTCAGGTGGGCAGGAGCTCCTCACCCCCAAGACTGTGAAGGCGGATGTGGCAACGGAGTTTGACAGCGGAACTAACGCACGGCCCGTGGGGATTGGTCAAGCGGTGTACTTCGGGGTAACTCAAGGGCACCACACAGGGCTCCGGGAGTATTACGTGGATGCCACTACGCTTACCAACGATGCTACGGATACCACCGCACACGTCCCCACTTATATCCCCGCAGACCTCTACAAGCTGG